TAAACAATTTTTTCAAAGATCATTTGGAGATATATACAATCAATACTTAGGAGAGTTAGGTAGTCAGATCAGAGGAGGAGGCGCTCCTACTATGAGGTTTGCAGACTTCTTGGAAAGCGATCCGTTTACTAAACGATACAGTAGCATGACCCCAGAAATGAGAGGTAGCTTTGGATCGCAAGGAACAAGGACATCAGCTCCGTCAACAAGATTCATATATTTTTAAGGTAGATAATGCCACATACACCTAATCATAAATATTATAATATAAGACCACAACCTACACAGAGCTTTGTGCCTACACCAAGAGCGCAAGTACAAATCCCTACTATGGGAATGTCAGCAGGATTAAAGACTCCTATATTTGGTAGTCAAATTCCAACTATGATATCTCAAGGCAAACTTCCAGCTCCTAGCAAACCAACAACCCCATCAAAAAACTTAGGGTTATCTTCTGATGTAGCAGAGTCTATAAAATATATAGCTCCTAAAATCGGACAGTTTGGAGCAGCTACAGCCAGAGCTATAGATCCAACAGGTGGAGCATTTAGAAACTTTTTGCGAGGCGAAAGAGGAATGGATGTGTTTGATCCACAATCATTAATTGGCGCAACTGCAAAAGCAATAGACCCAACTGCTGATATGGGTGGATGGCAAAGAGCTGGAACAGCACTACAACCTGTTTTAAATGTGCTTGGTAAATTTACAGAAGCATGGGATCCGTTGTTAGCAACAGCAGCAGCTCCGTTAGCAGGATCGAAAAAAAGTTTTATGTTAGAAGGAGAACAGTCATTTAATCAGATACATAAAAAATACAGAGAACAAGGAGATAGTTGGTTAGAAGCATCCGACAAAGCATGGGATGAATTAGATTTGCATGAAGTGAATACTCCAACAGGATGGGTAGGCTCGTTACCTAAATGGGCAGAAACACCTGCTAACTTTTTAGTAAAAGATATAGCTCCAACTATTGGCTACAAAGGAGGAATAGAAATGATTGATCCATTTGTATTACTGCCTGTATCAAAAGGCGCAACAGCAGGAGGAAGAAAATTATTAGGCAAAAGTGCAAATGTTAAAAAACTTGCTGAAGATTCTATAGCACGACAAAAATATCAGCCTTTTAAACAAACTGTTGAAGAGCAAACTAAAGCATGGGATGAACTTGATGCAAAAATTATTTCAAGTAAAGACGGAAGATATATTATAGGTAGAGAAAAAGGCGCTCCACTTATTATTAATGCTACTGATATTCCACAACGAGGAACAGCAGAGTGGACAAATTGGCATATAAGAATAGACAATTTGTTAAACGAAAAGAATTTAACAGGATCGCAACATATCGACAGACAACTATCTATATTTGAAGATATAAGTAAAACAACTCCAGAGTCACAGCTACCACCAAAACCTAGAGATGGGTTATTTGATGATGCAGTAGAAATAGGAGAAGAATTACCTAGCACAGTTACTCCTAACCCTTTAACTAGTACAGTAGGGGTAAAGAAAGGAGCAGCAGAAAGAATAGTACAAACAAGCCTTGATCCGACAAGACGACCACTAAATGGCAGAACTGTTGTTGGAGGATTAGGCAAAGGGGATAAGTTAAGGAATTGGGTAGGAGGAATGTTAGGAGATAACAAGCTCCCTGTAATAGGCAGGTTTGGATTACCTACAGCTAGTGAAGCTAGAATTGCACAGTACACAAAACCTATAACAAGAAAGGCAGAACAAATTGCAGATGACGGATCAAGTTTTGCTAAAGTATTAAGAGATAGATGGAATGCTGAAGCAGACAGAGTGTTTGGCGATGATTTAAGTAGAACAGAAGGGGTTGAAGTTATAACTAGTTTAATAGACAAAGGTGGTATGCCAACAGGAGTAGCTCCAACAATAGCTGATGTAGCAGCAAGACTTCCTAGATTTTGGGATGAATTAACTCCAGACCAAAGAAAATTCTTTGCAGACCTAAGAGATGAGATAGCAGACTACGACCAATATGTAAAAGAAAATAATTTAATATCTGCTTCAAGAGGCGACATAATAGAGCAGGGAAATTTAGCAGATAATATAGACAGAGGGTTTTATATACGAAGAGAAGGAGGCATACGAAAGCAAGGAGATTTTGATTTTGATGATGCAGTATTGTACGACACTTCTGGTAACACAATAAACAGGTTTGATTTTGATGCGCAGTTTACTAGCCAAGCAGAAGGAATAGGTTATGTAAATCCAGAAACAGGAGCAAGAGTACAATACAAAGGATTTGCTGAAGGAATTAAAAGTCACGCCAAAGATGTTACAGACCATATATCTTCTACATACAGAAAAGAAGCACTAGAAAATCTTAGACCAAATGCTCTTAAGCAAAACATGACATATAAACAATACTACGCAGACCAAGTAGAAAAAGGAGTGTTAAGCGCAGCATTGGCTAAACCTTTAATTGAATTAAAAAATGTTAGAAATTTATTAAGAGATATAGACAGGGGATTAGGCGACCCTAACGGATTTAAGTTTCTAGGGATTGAAGAATCTAATGAAAAACTGTTAAAAAAATTAGACAATTTTTTAAACGACCCTATGGCTAATCCAGATGAGATCAGAGCAATACTAAAAGAAATTAGAGCTGATGTAAATAAAAGATTGCGTATCCCAATAAAAGACAGAGCTTTAGCTGACCAAAACACTTTAAGTAATTGGGATGCGTTAACAGAAACTATCAACACACAAAGAAGGCAAATCATGCAAAAAACTAACAAGTTAGATCAAGAATATTTATCTACCATGAAAAAAATAGAAGAACAATTTAGAAAAGAATTAGATAATTTGCCACAGTTAATAGAATATAATGGCATCCCTAAAGAAGGGTGGATAGACGATATGGGCAGAGAAATAGAAAAGATTATATTGAACGATCCTATTTTAATTCCTAAGAAAGAAAGGTTTGCTACAATCAAAGCTATTAATGGTTTGACTAGAGGACTAGGAGCAACCTTAGACTTTTCAGCTAATGGAATTACATTGTTGTTTGGATGGGCAAGAAGTCCGTCAGCATGGGCAAGAGCGTTCAAAGCTAACTTGCAATCTTTAGTTGACCCAAAAGTTTTAAGCAAACATATGGAATCTTTTAATACAAGATTAAAAAAAGATACAGGATTAGATTTAGATACATTGGTTAAAAATGGATTGCACATATCTGGAGGAGAATTTGAATTTGCTATAGCACAACAAGGAAGAGGAAGAGTAGCAGGTCTTTCCCAAAAAATAGAAAATGCGCGTGGAATAAGAAATGCTAACAGAGCCTTTTCAAATGCTGGAGATGTCATGCGAATGGAAATGACAAAGAAAGAAGTTGAAAGATTGTTAAGAGCTGGTGGAAACATACAAGACATAATAAACTCTGGGCAGTTAAGAGAAATAACTAATGTTGTTAACAGAGTAACAGGGTATAGTAGGAAAACTTTTGGTGGAGATTATGGAGAGTTGTTGTTGTTTGCTCCTAGATTTTTTCAGACAAGAATAGAAAATTTGTTTAATGGTATATACGGAACAGCAAAACGACCTTTTCAAACAATAGGTGTTAATGTAACTCTTGAAGAACGATTAGCATCACAAACGCTTATGAGCTTTATAGGATATGGAACAACATTAACCTTTGCTTTAAACTATGCGCTAGGAAATGAAACGGATTTGAATCCTTTTAAAGAAATAACAACAAGTAAAAAAGTAGGAGATAAAACTGTATTTTCTAAAAAATGGATATTTAATCCTAACTTTATGACAATAAGATTCCAAGACAGAGATTGGAATTTGTTTGGTACACAGTTAGCAACAGTTAGATTGTTTGGAACTATAGGGAGTTCTGCCTATCAGAAAGACCCTAAAGGAGTTATAGATGCAGGAAGAGGATTATCTTCTCCAACTGTAGCAAGAGCATATGATATATTATCTGGAAAAACATTTATGGGTAAAGATGCAGACTTGTTAAATTTAAAAGATGGGGAGTATGATCCTAAGACAGCTATGATAAATTTAACAGAACAGTTTTTTCCATTTGCTGTACAGGATATGAAATTAAATGTATTAGAAGCAAAAGACAAAGTACAACGAGAAGGGTCAGCAGCAGGAATAGCAACAGGAGCTGTGTCAGTTTTTTCAGACCTAGCAGGAGCAGCGCAGACACCTATGTCATTAGGAGATTTGTTACAAGATGTATCTGTAGATACCTTTGGTAAAAATTATTACGACATAGAACCATACGAAAAAGCAATCATACAAGAGTTAATTAAAGATAAAGAAACTCCTTTCAACAAAGAAGCTAAAGAAAGAATAACAGATGCTGATCAATATTATTCTAGGCTAGACGAAATTAAAGAAAAAAGATGGAACAAGTTAGAAGAATTAGGAAGAGATGTTGCAATAGGCAAGTCATTTGTAGATAAATATTATGACATAATAGAATCTTACGGAGATGAAAAAGGAGCATTAGAAGTAGAGTACAACTCTGATGACATCAATTCTCCTAACCCAGACAAAAAACTTATGGCAGAGTATTATGCGTTATTTGACATGGCTAAAACAAAAGCAGGTAACTTTGATCAAAACTTATATTCAATATTAAAAGAAAACTTTTTAAGAAAAGCTACAAAGGAACAACGAGATTATATAGAACGAAACAGCAACAAAAATCCTGTGCCACCATTAGTTATAAACAAGCTAATGGCTTCTAGTAAAGGTGGAATGACTACTGCTCAAAAGTTATTAAGAGCGCACGCACTAAGACAGATTGCTTTAAAAGCAAAAGGAAAAGAAAATTTAATTCCATTAGCTGATAAAAACTTTTACACATATGTTAAGAAGGAAATTAAAAGGGATTGACAATTGACAAATCATAAACAAAATAGGATACTTTACAATAGGAGGATTATATGGTAACCGAAAATAACGAACAACAATTAAGTTTAGATAGCTCTACTACAGAAGCAACGCCTGCTGCTCCAAGCACAGAAGCGCCTGCTACTGATACACCTGTAGAACCTACAACTACTGAAGCTACGCCTTCAGAAGAAACAACGGAAACTACACCTGCCGAAGCTCCTGTATCACAGGATGATGGGCAAGTAAGTTCTGATACAGCAGAAGCTCCTGCTGAAACACCAAAGATTGATGTTGAAAGTTTGAACAAGCAACTTGAAGAAACTAAACAGTATCAAGATAATTTACAAAAACAAGTAATGCAATATGAAGTTGAAAAGCAAAGACAGGCTATAGAGTCTGAAGCTGTTCGATATAATAGTGCATTAGTTGAGCAAGGAATGGAGCAAGCTCAAGCTGACCAAATGACTCAGCAGTTAAAGCAATCAAGAGTTAACGAGCAACAGTATAATCAGAACATACAAAATTTAGATGCGTATTACAAGGGCAAGTTTAATGCAGCTATGGAAATAGGGGATAAATATAATATATCTCCTAAAGAATTAATGGCATATGACAACCCTCAAGATATGGAGAAACACGCAAGTTCACAATCAGAAGTCAGTAAATTAAAAGCTGAGATAGCGAAACTAAAGAAGGGGCAAGTACCTGCACAGCAGTACGACAACAGTCAAGCTCCAGCAGAAGGTTCGACCAGCGAACAAAGACTTCTTGATAAGTACAACGCTGGAGATAGAAGTCCAGATGCTGTAGCTGCTGCAAAAAGAATCTTAGGATTATAAGTAGCAAGGTAACTTGTCCACTTAGGTGGTTTATTAAATAGTTGGAAGGAGGGCGTAATGGCTCAAACAGCAACAACAGGTAATCTGGAGAATGCGAGTAAAATTATAATCGCAGCAGCCAGATATACTGAGGAACACAATGCTCCAGCAATGGCGTTAATTGAATCCTTTAGTCTAGCTAGTGGTTCAAAACAGGTTACAGTACCGAAAGTCGGACAGATGTCTGTATCTGATTTAACTGATGGAGTAGACATAACTGACGATGAAGAAATCGGAATGACAACAGTTGATCTTACTGCAAGTGAAGTAGGAGCAAAAGTTATCTTAACCGATAAACTTGTTCGTGAGCAACAAAACAATGTATTCACAATAATTGGTAAACAATTAGGGGATGCAATGGCAAGAAAGAAAGATACAGATGTTCACGCATTGTATGGTTCTTTAAATGGTGGCACTACTGTAGGCGCTGCAACCAAATTCATGAAAACACAAAATGTTCATGGAGCAATAGCATTTGCTAAAGCTAATAAATTTGGTAGCGATGTTTACATACTACATCATCCAAACTCAGTAGCATATCTTTCAAAAGAAGCAGCAACAGTAGCATCTACTGCTACCAATGCAATTCCAGAAGGATACAGCGCTGATTTACTTAGAAACTTTTATAGTGGTTTAAGACCTATAAACAATGTTCCAATCTTTGAAGATGGTAACCTTGCTGTAGATTCGTCAGATGATGCAACAGGTGTTATAGCTTCTAAGGGAGCAATGGCAGTTCTTAACTCTGTAGAAACTAGACAAGAAAGACAACGAGATGCTTCTTTAAGAGCAACAGAAGTTGTCATGACCTCAGACTATGGTGTCTTTGAATTAGATGACACTAAAGGCGCAGGTCTTATCTTTGATGCAGCAGCATTAGCTACTAATAACTAATGATTAATGGAGGAATCATATGGTCAATCATTTGTACGGAAACAGAAATAAACCTTTGCGAGATGAAATTAACAAGCAGAGGAAAGAAATGGGAATAGATAAGTTTGAAGGATTGCTGCCAGATTGGCAAGCTAAAACTACATACTACAATCATATTCCTAAGTTTAACAATGAGGGGGATTTGGCAAAGCCTTGTGGTTCTGCTTATCCTAACCAACCTAATGATCCTTCAACGCAACAAAGACGAGGTAATATAGGATTATTTCCTATAGAGTGGGATGGCAAATGCAGACTTGAAGTTCAAGGTAAACCTTGTGTATGCAAACCCACAACAAATGTAAAGAAAACAGAACCTACTCCAAAAGAAAAACCTGTAGTTGCAGAAGTAACTATGGTAGACACAGAGGAGTAGTTCTGTAATCTAGTATAAGTGTAACGATTGACCGAGCTTATGCGAATTTTAATAATCGGTTGGTCGTAGAGGTTAGTCCTCTACTTTATAAATAGGAGGGAAATCATGGCATTTCCTGTTACAATACAAGGCTCTTTTGGAGATGAGAAGGTTACTTCTTCAACAAAGAAGAATCGGATCGGAGCTAGAATGGTACTTCCAGATGGTAGTGAATTCGTTTATGCTTATGCAGGCGAAGCAATTACTGCTGGTAAAGTAACCATGCAGGCTCAAACTGCATCAGACCATATTAAAGACCTAGCCGTTGCTTCAGCAGCATCAGCAGGAGCTACTCAAGTAGTTCTTACTAATGGTGGATCAACAGCAGTTACAGCATCTAGTTCCTACACAGGAACAGGTACAACTGTTGGAGATTACGAAGATGGTTACCTTTTCATTAACGATGTTGATGGAGAAGGACAGATGTGGAGTATTAAAAATCACTCCTCAGCAGCCACAGGCGCAGCACTTACTATAAACCTACACGATACTGATAAAGTTGCAACAGCACTTACAACTTCTTCACAAGCTGGTATTCTAAAGAATCCACAAAATGGAGTAGAAGTATGGGATGTTAACGATATCGATGGTATCGCAGCAGGTGTTCCAAGAGCTGATGTTACAGCTAACTATTACTTTTGGAATCAAGTAAAAGGTCTTGCAGCAGTATTAACAAATGGTACTGTAGTATTAGGTAAAAATGTAATGACAGGTTCTACTACTGATGGTTCTGTAGATGTTGTAGCTGACGACTCAAGCGCTGAGTTTATACTTGGTGGAGTTGTAGCAGTTGGAGCAACTACTGAATATTCTGGAGTATACCTAAACATCGGAGCTTAATAATGCAATTCGTAGGGTCTGAAACTTACGATAGAAGATTAATACTACCTGTTGGAGTAACTCTTTTGGGAGAGAAAGGAGCAGGTAGTATTAAATCATTGTCATTTAGTTTTTATGATACAGTCACAGAACGCAGATCAGTATTGCACAATGTACCTTACATACCTAACGATGCTTATTCAGCTAATGCTATTGAAACTATGATAGGAGAAGCACACGAAACATGGTTGGCTAAAGTAAGACAACAAGGCAAAAAGAAAGTAATGACAGTAGACCAAAAGAAACAAGCAGGTAAAATACTAAATGAAATTCGTACTAATAAATTAAAAAGACAAGAAAGCACAACAGGTAAAATTTATTTTGAAGGAATAGCAAGTGATAGAAGAAAACTCAACAGAGAAATTAAACGGAAAGCAAGAACAAATCAACGATAATGTAGTTGTACTACAGAGCGACATAGAAGAAGCTATGAAAGAAGATGAGTTGTTTAGACTTAGGGTTGTAAACAAAGCTCTGACAAGAGAAAATAAACAATTAAAAGAACAAATTAAAATAATGGGCGAAGCTCATGTAAACAAGGCAAAGGAGGAAAGCGATGCCACCAATGGGTAAAGGTACATACGGAAGCAAAAGAGGGCGACCACCTAAAAAGAAAAAAGCTATGCGAAGAAAAAAGAAGAAATAATAATGGCTAGAGATCCTAGATTAAAAAGGATTGGAGTGTCTGGGTTTAATAAACCTAAAAGAACTCCTAGCCACCCTACTAAATCTCATGTTGTTGTAGCTAAGTCTGGAGATAAAGTAAAGACTATCAGATTTGGACAACAAGGTGTTAGTGGAGCAGGAAAGAATCCTAAGACAGCTAAGAATAAAGCAAGAAGAAAATCATTCAAAGCTCGACACGCAAAAAATATAGCTCGTGGAAACATGAGTGCTGCGTATTGGGCAAACAAAGTGAAGTGGTAATGGCTAAGAAAAAAGGTTTGTATGCAAACATACACGCTAAAAGAAAAAGAATTAAAGCTGGCTCTAAAGAAACCATGAGAAAGAAAGGGCAGAAAGGCAGACCAACTGCTGCTGCATTTAGAAAATCTAAACGAACAGCTAAGAAGAGGTAACACATGGCAGTAACACAAGGTAAAACTAGAGAAGATTTAAGAAAAGCTATAGGTAGAAACTTAGGCAAGATGCTAACAGGTACTACATCTGGTAGTGGTTCTACTACTACTGCGTTAGATGCTACATTGTTTGGTGGAGATGATGAGTATATAGGAAGTTATATACGATTCACATCTGGAGATAACGATGGTTCTGTTAGAAGAATAACAGACTACACATCTTCTACAGGCACTATGACATTTGCTGCAGTTGGAGCTACAGTTGCAGGAAGTACAACATACGAACTATGGAAGGATCAGTTTGACCCACAGATAGTAGATGAGTTCATCAACCAATCTATATGGGAAATAACAGGAAAGTATTTTGATCCAGAAGAAAATGTTGATCTGCATACAGACAGAATTAATGCAAGGCTAGAGATACCTTCAGAGATTGCTATGATACAGGATGTGTATTACAGGAATAAATTTACTTCAAAAGAATTACTTAGTTGTGATTCAGTATTTGACGAAACAGTTGATAGTGACTTTACTGTCAGCGTAGACACAGAAGATTACAAGAGAGGGTCTGCTTCTAACAAGTTTGTTATAGCAGTAGGAGCTTCGGCAGGAGATATAGCTACAGATTCTATAACTTCTGTTAACTTAGCCAAGTATGATTTTATAGAGTTTTGGATTAAGTCTACAGTAGCAACAAGCGCAGGGAATCTTAAGATATTATTAGACGACTCTGCTAGTTGTGCTAGTCCTATAGAAACTTTAAATGTACCAGCATTAACTGCTAGCACATGGAAGTATTGTAGGGTAGCGTTAAGTAATCCTCACACAGACACAGCTATTATATCTGTAGGATTAGAGTATGACTCTGACTTAGGAGCTTGTACTGTACACTTAGATGATATTAAAGCAGTAAAGAATGACACAGCAACATGGACTAAACTTCCTAGATATCAATGGAGAATAGATAAGGAAGGAGAGCAAGGAGCTAGTACACAAGATTTAGTTTTAACAGATGGTGGCAGAGCAGAGGTAGGGTATTCGCTAATTAAGTTAGTTGGTGGAGATGAGCCTGCTGAATTATCTGCTGATTCTGATACAACAGAAGTACCAGAAAGATTTATAGTAGCGTATGCTACTGCATTATCTGCACAGGCAGGATCACTAAGACCAGATGCAGACATAGACTCTATGAGAAACCTTGCTGCGTTTTGGTTTGCTAAATCTGAACAAGCAAAGAATGACTTACCATTTCTAACTAATGCGAGGCTAGTTAGGTAATGGCTAATAAAGTTATAAAAAAAAATGAAGTATATCTTAACGGAAATTATTACCCAATAACTAGACCTGTACAGCAGGTGTTAGCCTCCATCTACCCAGCTAAGGTTGTTATTGGCGATACCACTCGTGATTCACAGATTCGAGCTAGCGTTATATCTTGGTCTGATTTTAGGGGTGGTATAGGTGTAGAGAGAATGGAAGGGGCAAAAGATGCAGACAGAGCGTGGTGGAGTACCTGTAGCTTACGCTACAAAAGACACCTAGTATTACCAGCAAAGACAAGAGGTGGTGTATCCAATTCGGACACTACAGGAGAATCATTAGATATTATACAAGAGTTTAGTGGAGAACTATATTGTGTATATTCTAATAAAAAAGTTTACAAGTTTAATTCTGGTAACGATGGGTTTGGTAGTGCATTAGATACATTACCTGCACAAGCAACAGATGCGTTAGAAGTTAGAATTGGTGGAACATTGTATTTGGTAGTGGCACACACAACAGGCTATACAATTACAAGTGATGCTAGCAGTTTTACAGACAGAACAAGAGATACTAAATTTCTTACATTTTGGGATGACAAAGTTTGGGGAATAGATAACACAGGTCAATTATGGTACTCATTAGATTTAACAACTGAAGTACTAGATGCTAAGTTACCATTACCAGACGGATATGTAACTGATTTATTTGTAGCTAGAAATGCTAGTGGTAATCCTGTTATATATG